ACCACGTTCATTGATACCATAATCAAACATTCCTACAAGGGAAGAATTCATGCAGAAATTAATCAATTACGTGGAGATAATGGAGGGACAGTAACCGGAAGATTCAGCTATTCAAACCCAAATTTACAGCAGATTCCAGCACGGAATAAGGAGCTTGGACCAGCAATTAGGTCATTATTTATACCCGAGGAAGGCCATAGATGGGGTTGTTTTGACTATTCTCAACAAGAGCCTAGGCTGGTAGTGCATTATGCAACTTTACAGAATCTCTATGGAGTAGACGAGGTATTGGAAGCATATCGTGAAGGTGATGCCGACTTTCATGACATCGTGGCAGATATGGCAGAAATTCCTAGATCACAGGCCAAGACAATTAATCTTGGATTATTTTATGGTATGGGAAAAAATAAATTACAAGCAGAGCTAGGAGTAAATAAAGATAAAGCTGAAGAACTATTTAAAAAATATCATAATAAAGTTCCATTTGTAAAACAACTAATGGACAATGTAATGCAACGTGCTCAAGACTCTGGAAAAATTCGTACGCTCTTGGGTCGACTTTGTCGTTTCCATTTATGGGAACCAAATCAATTCGGGATTCATAAAGCCTTGACTCATGAAGCAGCACTTACGGAACACGGACCAGGGATCAAGCGCGCCTACACATACAAAGCATTAAATAAATTGATACAAGGAAGTGCAGCTGACATGACTAAAAAAGCAATGATAGAATTACATAAAGCAGGAGTCATACCCCACATTCAAGTACATGATGAATTAGATATATCTGTAGAGTCACCAGAACATGCAAAACGTATAAAAAACATTATGGAATCTGCAGTAGACCTTGAAATTCCTAACAAAGTAGACTATGAATCCGGACCAAATTGGGGTACAATAAAATAAACAAGGAGAAAACTATGGAAAAAGTAAAACAACTTTGGGCATTAGCACAAGCTCATCCTAAGATATCTATCGCTGTAGCAGTAGTGATTGTTGCTATATATTTTTTAGTAAACTAGTAGCTATATGACCTATGGCCTATTTAAATGCAAACATTCCTGTGATGTATTCACAGATCAGAAGAGAGTATCTCTATGATCTTGAAGAACATCATGGAGAAGTGGAAGACTGCATTATCTTTGGCCTGGCATCTATTACAGGACGTCCTATCCTCTTTCATGCTATTATGGAGAACGGTGCTGTGTTCTATCGTCTCCCTATTTCGGCCTTCATTCAAAGAGGATTTAATGTCAAAGAAGTTCCTAGACATAGACTTGATCAGCTGGAGCTGTGGAATTGCTTTAGTTACTATCCTAGCGTTACTTCTTTTGATATCTTAGACGGACAATCCGGAAAATATATAGGCAAAGATAAAAAATGGCATCCAGGTGCTTATCTCTTTACTGTTGACTGGGCTCATCCAGAGAGTAATATAGTAGATACAGATCATTCTGAAATACCGCATGAACATAAGTGCGCACACATAATGGCATTGGAAGATGGTAATTATGCGGCTCAACCTAACAATAGAATTATATGGAGTATTCCATCTTTTACTGTTAAAGATGAAGTTCCATATGATTGGAAGGTTCAAACTTCTGAATGGAATGTTGAAGACGACCGAAAATGGAAAACAGAAGATACTGATAAGTACTTCTACGGAATTGAAGAAAACAAAGATGAGGAAGAGGAAGAGTATTTAGCTCAAGAAAAAGCCCTAGCTGAGCATGCCGAATCTTTTAAGGAGAAAAATGAAGAAGTGTAAAAATTGTAATTGTGATTGTCACTGTGATGGAGATCTTCATGCAGATGTGTATGGTGTATGTACCTGTGATAATTGTAAGTGTCGTGAAGTAAAACAGGAGCCCGTAGGGCTAGGTGTCGTTGTTGACGACACAGGAGAATGTGAATCATGTCAATAATTAGGAGGAATAATGAATAAACTATTTTTACTATTAGCACTATTGTTTGTCTTGAGCTCATGCTCAATTGGGCAAAAATGTACTTATACTCAGGATGGAACTAAAATTTCATCATGGATATGGTTTTATGGTAGTGACAAACCAGTTGATTTAGACAAAAACAATTGTAATTAAAATGAATGATAAAATTATTACTGCGCTGTTGGCTATTCTCATTGCCCTCGGGGGATGGACGCTTTCGCGCACATTCAGCCTGTCACAAGATATGGTTCTTATTAAAGAAAAGGTATCGGGGATTGAAGATGAAGTATCGGACTTTAAAACTTTTAAGAAAAAAAAGAAGCGTAAGAAAAAATCAAACAACTGAGAAGGCGGTACAGGCTTTGATAATTATCCTAGCCTTGGTTCTTTTTCTTTTAGTTGGATGTAGTTATAATATGGTTCCTAACGAAACAAAAATAGAGTATGGTACAACAGAAACAGACTCTAAGAACGATAAGCTTCAACAAAAACAATCTATTACTCAGAGTTGGAAATGGGAGAAACGATGATTGAAAAATTAATGACATTACTTGTGGGAATCTTACTCACTCTAGCCGGTTGGTCCCTGTCTAGAACATTTCAACTTTCAACTATTCAGGCAGTACATGAAGACAAAGTACAAAAATTAGAAAAACATGTAGAAAAACTTCAAACTAAAATGGAAGACATGATGGATAAAGATGAAGAGATCATGGACCAACACAAAAAATTATTTGAAGCTTTAGATAATAATCAACCATCAACAGGATATAATTACAACTAATGGCACTCAAAATTTCAGACGAAGCAAAAGTTCAAATGCCTATGAAGACCGTAGCCAGCCTCATCGCGCTGGTCGCGATCGGGACAATGGGCTACTTCCAGATTCAGGAGAAGCTCAACCAGCACGACACGCTTCTACAAATGCATACCAAAGACTTGGATCAAAATTCAGAATTTAGAATCAAATACCCCA